CCATTAGATATTAGTGTAACCGATTACGCTTCCAGCAGATACAGCAACAGCCGTGATGTTTTGACCTTTTGCTCCCCGGATAACCATACCCGAAGCAATTGGAGCAGCAGTAAGGTTGTAAAGAGTAACTAAATCAGTTCCACCTGATGTTAAGGTAGTAAAGGTCGCTGCCTCGTTTACAACCAAAAAGTCGTAGTTTTTCTCGGTCACGCTGCTGGAAATGTATTCCATCGTTCCAACGCTGCCCATTATTTCTTGCAAGATAGTTGCCATATTGTTCTTTTCTTTTAAATGTAGTTAGTCGGGAATAATGCAAATGTCCCTTGAAAAAGGCATCTCGAAATTGAAAGTCGCTCTCCAGCCAGCTACTTTATCATCTCGTGCCTCTAAGAAACGATTAAGAGAAACGCTGCTGTTTAGGGTGTAATTAAATTCAGGATCGTCTTGGAAGAACGAAATGTAGTCGGTGGCTATTTCCAGCATATCCGAAATTACTTCATCCTCGTTGTCCTTCCAATATCTTTCGGGATTAGCGTCTTTGTTTCTAATATCCTCAACCCTATCCATAAAGTAAACACCCACGCTTAAAGTTCTGCTGGTGCTTGACGTACTCGCAGATTCTAAATCAACGTACACCAAAGGATATACAATGCGGTCAAGCGTAGGCTCTTTTAAATTGGTGGTGTTATCCGTGCCAATAGACAAAGGGTCACCACAGCCAAAGCTATTTACCTGCTCGTGTGCCTGACTTAGCTTTAGTAGTTGTGTCTTGATTTGATTCCAGCTTGGCATAATATACCTTTAGTTTTTCGATGTTTTTCTTGTGAAACTTCATAGACAATCATTACAAAATGGATTATCACCTTGGTATCTCTCCTGAAAAGAACGAGGGATTCTATATGGATTGGACAAATTAAGTCCAGTATTATAGTTGTCCCTGCGAGGTCTAATTGTGTCCACCTTAACCGAAGGGTTGTTGAATAAAGGGTAGTCCGTGCGGTACTCAATTAGGTATCTTGTGATTCGCTCGCTGTACCACTCGGCATCGTTCTTTGCCTTATTGATTAGCCGTTCGATTTCCTCCATTGACATCGCATCACTCTCCTCTGACCTTCTGCGTACCATGTTTTTGTTCATGTACTTGAACGCCAAAACGTGAGGCAGTTCAAAGTAAATCCACTCACGGATAGCTGGCTGGAGGTAGTCGTATAGCAAAGTTTGGTTCAAAGCAGAAATCGAACCGCTCACGATTTGAGTTGAAATCTCTTTGTATAAGTCGCTGCCGATAATAGACTGAATTCGCATCTCTTGCACCTTCACGATTGTCGGTCGTAACTGCGTATAAGATACGTTCTCGTTTATAATTGAGTTGGCAATTAAGTCTTGCTCGGTGATGAATAGTGCCTTTGTCATACTAATTCGATTTTATTGCCCTTACGAACAACGATTTGCTGCTGCCAAATGTGTCTGCAAGATGGTCGGCTTATGTCTGTGCCGGGAAGCGTGTACCACTCGCCTCGTCTATCCCAAACTGAATAACCCATGATAGTACTCATTTGGTCTATGTCTTGGCGTGTGTATAGCTTGTTTAATCTTACCAGCGTTCTGCAAAAGTCACGGCTGCCATCAATAATTATTGGTTCGCTGCCTTTTAATTCAGGTCGCAAATCGTACTTATACCTAATCTCAAATGCTTCCTCTGCTTCAGTATCAGGCGTATCGGCTATTCGTGCCACCCTATCTTGGATAGTCACTTGACCTTTTGAGATTAAATACTCTATTCGCTCGCTTACCTTTTCCAAAGGTGCATCTAACCTTCGAGAGATTGCATCGGCATCAACCTTTTTAGTGCGTTTAATTTCTGCTAAAATCTTCTTATCCAATGCTTTATTTTCAGGCTCTACCTCCATAAACTCGGCAAACAAAGAGTTGTCAGCCTCAAAGCGTACTGGCTTGGAACGCAGCACTTGATAGCCATCGGCATCCACTCCAAACTGCATTGCCACTTCCTCAAACTTGTCAAGGTCTGCGCTGAACTCGGTGATAGGATTATCGTCAATGCCAAGCATAATACTGCACTCCTCGTCATTTAAGCCGTAGGCGTTTTTCATCATTAGGCTGGCTTGCTCTTTAGAAAGTTTGCCTTGTGTAAACTGACGAACCACACGCATCATGCCTTGATATTCTCTGCCTGACAAAGAGCGCAGAACGCCATTGGTCAACTGCTGCTCTGCGACTGGCAAGGCTGCACCGGTTGCTTCGGGTAATGCTTCGCCCTCTGCCTTTGGAGGTAACGCTGCCAAGGCTCGTATTTCGTTTGGTGACATTGATTCCAATACCTTGTTGGCAACCAAAGGAGATAAAGCGTTGATGGCATCTGCTACTAATCTTGCGCCTCCAAGTTCCTCGGTTTCGAGTAATGGCAAGCCAGCCTTTTCACGCAGTTCGTCTTTGGTCGCTATCTGCAACAAAGCCATTTCGGTAAGCTGTTCTGCAATCGGTTCAGTAGGTTGTAATTTCAAACCAGTCACTCCGTTAAAAGAAGCCAAATAGTTGATGCCTCTTTCGATTCTTTGCACCCTATCCTCAACGTAAGTCGCTTTGAAGATTTCGTACGATTCAATCATTTCGGCACGACCGCCAAGCTGTCCTTCGGTCTTTACTCCGAAAAGCATAGGCGAGGTTACCCGGTGTGCAACGAAAATTTCCTGCTGTACGGTCTTGTTTAAGATGTCGAACTGCTTGTCTAAATCACTTGGCGTAAGCGGTGTGAGTTCGGGTTTGGTTTCAGGGCTATCCGAAAAGTTTACTAAGAACCGACCAGCGTTGTCAGTACCGCCGAACTTCATCTTCATTTGACGCTCGATGGCATCCGATTCCTCGGGGGTAGGGATTCCGTTTGGAAAGTTTATAAGGTACGAACCCCAAAAGTTATTTTTGATATTATTAACGTGGAAATTAGCAATCTCAACGTCAAGTTCAATGTAAGCCGTGCCACCAAGATATTCAGGCAAAGGGTAAACCTTAACGCCTGCGCTGTACACTCGGTAGTAAAATAGCTGCTTTCCGATTCTATTCTCAGGATCAAACGCTGGGATTTGTTCGATTTGGTTTAATTGCGGAAACTGACGAACTCCATATTCATCGTACCAATCGTAAACAAAAAACATCTTTTCATCCTTATCGGCACGAACTCTATGAAAGTCAACGTGGCAAATCTCTGCAATACCACCACCTCTTGACCAGGTAACCTCGCAAGCAAAGCCGTTATAAATCTCCATGTCCAACGTCAGCTTTTGCGTCAGGTCGTTCATAGAGTCATAGGCATTCGGGAATGTAGGCGAATCAATAAAGGCTTTCGCAGCAGGTGTTTCATTCTCGGCTGCCCATCCCTTACCTACGATGTAACCAACTTTACCATTCACGATGGCGTTGTGCTTTGCGCTTCTGCGGTAAAGGTTTAAGAGGTAGTTAGGGTAGTCGTTCTCAACTCCGTAACTCACCCATTGCTGGCTTTTGTTCTCTACGAACAAAGGCACTTTATGCTGGTATCCTTGCCAGCTAAAGGCGAAGGGTTTTTTAGAACTCATTAATAATGACGTTTAAATTGTCTAATGTAATCGTAACAGCGTGGGTTGAGCATTTGACATACATCCGAATCGTATCTCCTGAACTCATAGGGACTACGCATTGGCTTGGAATAGTTGCTTCGCCAGCCGTTGGTATAAATGTGACAAACTCTGAACAAGGCCACAACTCTGCATTTTTAAAGATAGCAACGTGCATCTTTCTATTTGACGAGCCAAGCATTGCAACGATTGTAATCACTCGGAAATACTTTAAATCTCCAGTATAAGTCACAAGGCCCGAAGCGTTAACTGATAGTCCATTTCTATTGAAGCCAGTCGTGATGGTAGCGTTAATTGGCGCCCAAACATCTTGCGTTAAAACGGTTGTTCCTGAAGATGAAAAGTCAAAAAAGTTGAGCGCACTCGGAGAATCCTCAATTTGTATCGCACAATTTTGCATCCACGTTCCAACTCTCGTTGCCGTGTTTGCACCTTGATTGGTTTCGTTCTTGATGACTAAAGCATCGGTTAGTAGTTGTCCCATTAGTTAAATGTAAAGTCAAAAGTGTTGTCAAACGTGCCAGTTGATGGCTCGGCATAAGTAATTGTATTCGTTGCGCTCACAAAAGCCTGCTCGCCCATTTGAACGTAAGCTAATCCGCTTTCTACTAAGGCAATATCACCTTCGTAAGCGGTGTAAGTATATTGACCTTTGGAGATGTCACCGACTGAAATAGTGAACTTGTCGTATCTGCTTAAACCAGTTGATTGATTTGCTGACCTTAAAATAGTAAACAAAGTTGTTTCGTTTGTAGCCATTGAGCGCAACTCAAACTCAAAAGTCGAAGGTATAAACAACGCCTCTGCGTAAGCGTTTATGCCACAATCTTGCTCTGCTGGAAATGCACCATCTTGGTCGCAACGAAGCTGGTAGGCTGCCCATCCCTCAAAAGGGAAGGTGGTCGTGCATCGTTCACTCCAAGTGACGACGATTTCATTCGACTGG